GCCACTACAGCTACTAGCCAAGTTGTGTCACTACGCAACACCGTTCCTTGCACTATCTAATCTAAACCGTCGTTTAGCTTATATATACATAATAGCATCTATATACAAGATGTCAACCACTTTTTTAAAAAAAGTCAAAAAAATAGGACCCGAAGGTCCTATTTTAATCTTGCATGTTACTAAAGCAACTTACTGGAAGCTAACGTTTCCGTCAGTAATTCCAACTTCACCTAAGTAATCAGCTGCGTTACCAAGCGACGAAGCTGTGTTTGACAACTCAACATATCCGTAACGTGTCATGAAGCTCACAACTGGTTCGAATGTGTCTGGGTCAAGCACAACGCCTGAGCTCATTAGCGGGATGTATGGGCAATAGAATGCCGCTGCATCTGATTCGCTTGAACCTTTGTAACCAACTAGTACTGATGTGCTATCAGCTGCATATGAATCAACATATACTTTCATAGCATTATTCAATGTACCAACCATTTTAGTGTTAGTTGGTGCTTCGAATGTACCTTCTGTTGTACGTGCAAACGCTGAAGTTGTAGCAGATTGTAGGATTGTTAACGCGAATGGCGATACAACAGCCCAGTTACCTGCACCACGACGTGTGCGTTGTGCAATCAAGTTAGCAACACGGTTGATTTGAACAGCTAATGCAGCGTGCTCGTCACCAACGAATGTAGCTGTACCTGATACAGCAGCTTGGTTATAAGTTTCGTATGTACCTGCTAGGCCACGTAGGCTTGCTAGTACTTCTTGGTCAATTTCAGCTGTAATTTCTTGAGCCAAAGCAGCCATAATTTCTGCTTCTACGTCGATGCCATGCTGTGACTGAGCGTCTTGTGCAGACTCAAAAGTCCAACGTGCGCTTAGTTTACGAGTTTTAGCTTCAACAGTTTGTTTCAAGATTTGGATGCTTAATTTGTTACCAGCTGCGCCTTCTAGCGTAGCTGTTGAATCAGCTCTTCCGTTTGCATTACCTGAGTATGCTTCAGCGATTTTGAATGGGCTTAGAGCCTCTTCGCCTGCTGTAGCACCGTTTGCTGTGTCCGAATAACGGACTCTTAGTGTGTGGATTTGGCCCACAGGACCAGTCATTGGCTGTACACCTACTAGATCGTTTGCGATCACAGTTGGCATAACACGTCTAATGACGGGTAAAATAACTCTGTTAAGAGTTGCAACATTACCGGCAGAAGTAGCACCTGCTGTCGCAGATTCTGACAAATACTTACGAGTATTTTCAAGTGTGCTTTCCATCACAGCTTTCTTAGTGCCTGTTAGGCCTTCGACTAGTGCTGATTTGGTGTCCTGCCAGCGTCCTTCTAATAGTTCTGACATTTTGGTATCTCCTTTATAATCCAGCTAAACGCTTAATGTCAACAACATTGTTGTCTGCGTCTTGCTTGGTTGAACTAACGTTAGTTTCTTCTTTATTGCCTGTAATTGATTTTGCCTCTGATAGGACTGCCTTCTTCTTAGCCGGAGTATTACTGTCGATAACTGACGGTAGGTATTTGTCAAACTGTGCTTGTAAGCGTCCAGTCTGAACTGATTCCAGTAAGTCTGTCATAATCTCTTTTTGGTTAGTGCCCAAAGGCGTTACCAAATCGTTAATTATTTTTTCTCTTTTAGCTGATTCAACAAGTACTGATTTCTCATTAGCTGCTGTTTCTGCTAAGTTCTTAGCCTTAACGGCTAGTTTTTTTGCTTCCGCAATCTGCTTATCTTTAAGTTGTACAACTTTTAAGAGTTGTGCAGTTTCTGACTTCTCATTGAGATAGCTGCCAGCATATTCAGAAGCAAATGCTTCAAATAGCTTGCGACCAAAGTCATTTCTACGTGCTGCTTCGATATCTTCTTTAAGTTGACCCATCTCTTTAGTAAGAGTTTTGCCAACTGTTTCGGATACTAATGCCGCACTTTTTGCAAGAAAGTCAGATTTGACTGTTGCAAATTTATTTTTAGCTTCTTTTACAAGTTTAACCTTGGTTTCAGCTAGGTCTTTTTTATCTTCATAAAACTCGGATATTTCTGATGCTAGTGATTCTACCACAAATTCTTCAAGTTGTGAAAACTTATCAGCCATAGCTTTTTGATCTTCGTGTAATTCACTAACTTCTTTACCTAGCGTTTCCATTACAAATTTCTGCATTAGTCCTGCGTTTTCACGCATTGCTACTGCATATTTTGCTTTAGCTTCTGCTAGTTGTTTGCGATCTTCTGCAAACTCTTGAAGTTCTGAAGCAAGACGCTCCTCTAATAGTTTGTCAATTGACTCAACCATTACAGATTTATCATGTTCATATTTTTTAGCAAATTCTTCACGAAGTTCAGCTGTAGCTGCGACACGATTTTCTTTAATCTTGCCTTCCCACGCTTCTTCAATTTCGCGGCGCACGTCTTCAGAAACTACATCGTTTTCAAAAAGTGTTTTAAGTGCATCCAACATATTATGTTCTCCTTTTATTGGAGTCTACTGATTATATTAACCAGAGATTCTTTTAAGTATTTTTGTGCCTTGGGGTCTTCTTTTGTTGCCTGTGCGAGTTCGTATGCCTTCATTCCGCCACGGGCATTCATTAAATGCTCATATACTGGAGTAGGGTATGCACCGGGTGCGCTTGGTTGTGCCACAACGTCCACAGTGATTATTTCAAAGTCGGAAACCTCGCCGCTTCCTTCTAAAACATTTCCTGAACCTCTAGAGCTGACGCCAAGTTTGACGCCAGACTCTAGCATGGTTGTAACTAACTGCCCCATTGGAGTAGGTAGTAATTTCAATTTACCATAACCATTTGGGCCATCCATCCAGCAATCGCTGATCATATGACTTACACGGTCTAAGTTAATATTAAGGCCTTCCGGATGATCAACTTCACCGAGAACACTGTATCCTCCACTAATTTGATCATTGAGAGTTTTGACAGCCCTGCCAATTTCATTCACAGGATATACTCGCTGATTAGCGTTTTTAACACCACCTTGGATCATAATTCCCTTCATATAAAGGTCCTTACCGCCCTTGGCGTTGTCAGTTGATTCAAGCGTAATATTTGCTTGATCATATGTCAAATGCTCTCGTAAGTTTAACATCTAGTTTTCCTTTTTAGCTAGTAATACTTTTAGTATTTGCAGCTGTTTCGCCTGCGCCTTTTTTCTCTGCGCCATGGCCCTTTGTGCCAGCCATTTTGGTAGCACCTTTAGCACCTGGAACGTTAACATTTCCTGCATTTTCTTCTTTTGCATTAATGTCTGCTAAGCCAGCATGATCGCCACCTTTAGCTTCGCCACCGGATACTAAGTTTGATGCAGTTCCGCCCATGTCGTTTTTACTTGCAACGGATGACTTAGTGTTTACACCATTGTCGCCCATTTTAGCCGGAGCTACTTTTTCAACATATTCACGCATCTGCTCTGTAGCTGTTTTAGGTTCTTGCGTTCCTTCTTCAACTTCAGCTTCTTCGTCAGCTTCAAAAGCCATTGCTTCGTCTGCTTCATCTTCGTCACCAGCTTCATCATCTGCCGGAGCGTCCATGTCCATATCCATTGCGTCATCGCCTTCGTCGCCTTCGCCATCTTCGTCTGACATCATTTTGTCAAATTCTGCTTTTAGGTCGTCTAGTGCATCTTCAAGATCCATAACACGGTCTTCTAATTCTTCTTCGCCTTCTTCACCATCCATTGCGTCTGGTGCTGGCATTTCAACATCACCCATCATGTCATCGCCTGCGTCTCCGCCCATGGCTGCCATTGGGTCTGCTTCTACTTCAAACTCGTCTAAGTTAAAGTCTTCGTCTAACTCTTCGTCATCTGACTCTTCAACTTCTTCGTCATCAGCTTCGTCTAGATCTTCGTCATCTGACTCTTCGACTTCTTCGTCGGTTGCTTCTTCAACCGCTTCATCATCGTCTAGATCGTTTTCTAATAATGATTCATATATATCACGTGATTTTTCTACTACAATCTCGTGGAATAGCTCTTGAGCGCCTTCTTTGTCTTCATTGACAAGACGATCAAGCATTTCTTCAAATTTCTTGATATCTGACATAATTCTCTCCTAATAAATGTAATACCTACGGTAAGGCTGTCATTTGTATTTAGTTAAGGGAAAGAAAAGTAGGTAGATATAGGCAAAAATTGCGCCATTCGGCACAGATCCTATGATATGTGGTACATTTTTTTGAACTCGTCAATTGTAATGTGCTTTATATTACTAAATTTATTTAGTTCTGCTGGTTTGTAATTATCAGATGCTATTACTCTAATAAAGGTGGTTTTTGGATTTTCTTTAAGAATATTTGATGTTTGCTTTAACCAATTACCAAAGTATGTTGCGCCATCTGTTGATTTTTTATAATTGTTGCTATCTGAATATATATTGTTTACATTACGGCCATCATTTAAACCTTTGTAATCAAAGCCTAGTATAAAGATTTTATTATAATCATGTCTAGTTGCTAGGTGTAATGCTGTTGGTCCACTTGACCAACCTTTGCTAGGATGAAATAAGTTTAAATTTTTAATACTTTTATATGCTTTGTTTGGATTAGTCCAAACATTATGTGTATTTTGATATCCGGTTGATGATATTTCAAGTATCATCTTTACATCAACAGCAACAAGATAGTCTGGATCATATTCTCTATACAACGCATTACACCCGTATATCATACCATGAGGTTCTAAAGACTTAATATCTATTGATTTTCTGCTAGTACCATTACCTAACACAAATGCTGTTCCAAACAAAGAGATATCTCTTTCTTTAGTTGTGTCAATGGGTTGAGGATCGAAAGGTTTAGCTTGCTTTTCTAATCTGCGTTCAGCTAATAATTTTTGTATTTGAGATTTAGTGTAAAGGGACTTGTCTAACTTAGGCATTTACGCCATCGCAGCTGCTTGTGCCGATATACCGTACATTTGTCTTACAAAGTCAAGCTCGTTAGCTTGTTCTTTAGTATGTACTTCTGCTGCTTTTCTAGTTCGATTAATTTGACGTAATGTTAGTCTAGTTTTTCTTGTGTCACTAGCGTCGACAATAGTATCGTCATACTGAGGATCATACTGATCATTCTCAGTAGGCTCAAGTGTTTCTTTGTCGTAATAAAAAAGTTCTCTTAGTATCATGTAAGTATTTATATCGTTTGGTCAGTTCCGGCCGCCGCGCCGCCGACATTAGCCCCTGTTGTTGTTTCAGGTGGCGATGCTTCTGTGCCTACTTGTGGCTCTTCACCATCTAATGATATATCCTCCGCTCCGTCTAAATCTGCACTAATACCTGCGCCACTAATTCCTGCGCCACGCATTTCACCTGGAGCATCTGCTTCTGGCGTTGTTATCATTTCATCATTTTCTTCACGCCACATACGTTCGTTTTCTGCAATCTCTTCTGGACTCATACCTAAGAAACGTTTCATTGCAAAGCGATTTGATATAAATGGTACTTGTTGTATTTGTCCAAAACTTGGTATACGTGCATTATCAAGTTCACTCTGTCTATATGCTGCAAAGTTTTGTGGTTCTTGGAATTCAATATCAAACATTGCTGTATCAATATTAACACCAACTTCTAACAAGTAACGCTTAAAGTCTTGATTGAATTGTTCAGTAATTAATCCTTGTAAACGTTCACAATAATTATTAAATCTTAATTCTTGTATGTATGCTGTACCTACTCTTCCGTCTTGGAAGCTAGAAGCACCGTCATCAGCGCCTGTGGGTAAGTAGCTACTAGGGATTCGTAAGCCACGTACGAGCTTATTAGTAAAATATCTAAGGTCATCAATTTCTCCTAAGTTAGTACCACCAGGTAATGTTTCCACTTTTGAGCCGCGGCCTTCTGCTGTCTGTGGGAAAAAGTAATCTTCGTTAATTGAGAGAGGGTTATAACTACTGTCTACGACATTTTGACCGCCCCCTGTCTTGGATGGGATTCGTCTTTGATGAATTTCCGTTTTTACACGCTCAACAAATTGCATAGCAAGGTGTGATGGCATGTTGCCCACATCAACGTAGAATACTCTTCTCTCTGGAGCTCTTTGTACACGATAGATAATAATCGCATCTTCTAATAACTCCTTTTGCTTGTATACTTTAAAAATGCTTTCAAGCAAACTATTACCAAAAGGATAATTTTGGTCTAAACCTTCACTTAGACTTAAATGTAAAACATGCTCTGCATCAATTGCTGTTTCACCGTCTTGTATTTCAAATCTCGAACCAGACTGTTGAGGTGCGTTGCCGACCATTCCTTGTCCACTACCAGTGAAATAACCCGTTCTAGGATTGCCTCCGCCGTGCAAATTATTATTTGTTTGGAATGGAGTAGTAGCTACACCGTCTTGGAAGTTTAAGTTAAAATCTTTAATAATATACTGTTCAGGTTTCTTGCCTTCGCTTTCATTAACAATTATTCTAACTACATTACCTGGGTCAACATAGAACCAGCGTTTAGTTTCTGGATCTCTAACAAAAAATGCATCACCGTACTTAAATGTATTACGGAAAATACGGAACATACGTGTTTCAAACTGTTGTAGTTTATTCCACTGTTTTAAGTATTGACCTAAAATTGTTATTTCTGAGTTTGTTGCTTTTTTGTTAAATCTAAATTTAAAGTTTGTACTATTTTCATCGTTAACTTGTGTACAAAACTCTGCAAGAATATCTA